ACGAGCTGCACATGCTGCAGGAACACTACCGAGACTTCCTCACGTTTCTTGAAGACGTGATGGAAATGCTCGGCTTTAGTGTCACAGACATTCAGGCCGACATCGCTGGCTTCATGGTCTACGGACCAAAGTGGCTGATGGTTCAGGCGCAGCGGTCCCAAGCCAAGACGACCATTGCCGCAGCCTACTCCGTTTGGTGCTTGATCCATAGCCCGGCCCACCGGGTACTTATCGTGTCTGCTGGTGGTACCCAGGCTAACGAAATCAGCACTCTGATCGTTCGTATCATCATGACGATGGACGTGCTGGAGTGCATGCGGCCCGACAAGCTAGCTGGTGACCGTACCAGCACAGAGGCGTTCGACGTGCACCACAGCCTGAAGGGTACCGACAAGTCCCCGTCTGTCGCCTGCGTGGGTATCACTGCGAACCTGCAAGGTAAGCGTGCTGACCTGCTGCTGGCCGACGACGTGGAATCCGCGAAGAACTCGCAGACCGCGCACATGCGTGAACAGCTGGACCAGTTCACCCGGGACTTCGCTTCGATTGTGCAGACCGGGCGGGTGCTCTGGCTGGGTACTCCCCAAAGCAACGAGAGTATCTACAACAGCCTACCCGCGCGTGGCGTTACCGTCCGCATCTGGCCGGGCCGCTACCCTACCGACAAGCAGATGGAGAATTACGGGGAACGGCTCGCGCCGCTGCTGCGTAATCGCCTGCTGGCTGACCCGACTCTGGCGACAGGTGGTGGGCTCATGGGTAACCAGGGCAAGCCTACTGACCCGGAACTGCTGGGCGAGGAACTGCTCCAGCAGAAGGAGCTGAACCAGGGCGAAGCCTACTTCCAGCTGCAGCACATGCTGAACACCCGACTGACTGACGCACTCCGCTACCCACTGAAGGTGGAGAAGCTGGTGCTGCTGGCAGTGGGTGCTACGATGGCGCCCCTGTCCGTGGTGCGCAGCATGGTCGGCGCCGCGTTTGACAAGATCGTCGGTACCTTTTCCTACAAGCTCGCGCAAACGCACAGCGTGTCTGATTCTGTCAAGCAGTATGACCTACTGTGGGCAGCGGTGGACCCTGCTGCGGGCGGCTTGAATGGAGACGAGACGGCATTCGCCATCGGTGGCTTCCTCAACGGTAACGTGTACCTGCTTTCTGTAGGTGCCGTGCCTGGGGGCTACGACGACACAAAGATGGAGACCCTGGCAGACTACCTGCTGCGGTACAACATCTCCGGCGTTACCATCGAGAAGAACCTGGGCTACGGTGCGTTCTCGCACATCTTCACCCCGGTACTTACTCGCCGCGCTGCGGCAATGGGGCGCCCTTGTCCTGCCATCGAAGACGACCTTGTGACGGGTATGAAGGAGGCACGCATCATCGAGACCCTCGGGCCGGTGATTGGTCGTGGTTCCCTCATCGTCACACCTGACGCTGTAGAGGATGACCTTGCTTGTTGCAAGATGCACCCGCAGAATCCGCACTTCTACTCCTTCTTCTACCAGCTCGCCAAGATGCAACGACTGCGCAACGCAGTTCCGCATGACGACCGGGTGGATGCAGTAGAAGCCCTGGTCCGCCGCTTTCAGAAGCTGCTGGCCGTCAACCAAGAAGACCAGACCCGCGCTGTCAAGGAAGCTGCCCTCAAGGAAGCTATCCACCGTGCAATGCCCAAGGTGTTTACCAAGGCTTTGCGTAGCGTATCTCTCAACTCCAACTACTTCAAGCGATGAAGCAATCCAACCTCCTGACTCCTGGCATGATCGGCAACGCCGGTATCCTCCGCTCTGCTGTGGCCACCGCCATCAGCACCGCTGAGATCGTGTCCCGCAAGACCCCCAGTGGCAAGTCTGCTGCTGCTCGCAAGCTCCGCGACTTCCTGACCGACGCCGCCGCACGACTGAACACCTACGTGGACTCGACCGTGCCGACCGTGCTGTCGCGTGTGCGTTCCAACGCCACCACCGTCACCCTGACCTTCTCGGAAGTGCTCGCCGCTGGTGACGCCAACACCCCGACCCCGGCTGCTTTCACCGTCACTGGTGGTACCATCACCGGCGTGCGCGTGTCTGGCTCAACCGTCGTGCTGACTGGCACCGGCTTCGATGTCGGAGACACGGTGGCATACACGGCCCCTGCCAAGGGCAAGCTGAAGGATCTCGGCGGCAACGACGTGGCCAACTTCTCGGGCGCTCTGGCATGACCCCGGGCCGCAAGATGGTAGGCGCGTTTGTCCTGTCCGTCGCGGCCCTGGCTGGCATCAAGCTACACGAGGGCACGGTACATCAAGTGTACCTTGACCCTGTGGGCATCCCAACCGTCTGTAATGGGCACACGGCCACCGTCACCAAGAAAGACGTTGGTCGTGTAGTCTCCCCCGCACTGTGCGACGTACTGCTCCGAGAGGATTTGCGGTACGCCGAGGCAGCGGTCAAACGGTTGGTCAAGGTGCCAGTGACACAGGGGCAGTACGACGCGCTCGTGTCCTTCACGTTCAACTTTGGCCCAGGCAAACTGGCGACGTCTTCGCTTCTCGGTTACCTGAACTCCGGTCAGTGCCTTCGGGCTGCTGCAGAATTCCCCAAGTGGAAGTACGGACGTAACCCCAAGACAGGGAAGCTGGAGCCGTTACCAGGGCTGGTGAAACGCCGCGCTGACGAGCGCAAACTATTCGAGGCCGGTTGTGACCTATCAAAGACTGCACTCGTGGTTCCGTATGGTCAACCGGCGGTGCTTCGATGGGGTGTTACCTACACCTAAGATCCTGTACTGCTACGTGCCGTGGGGGTTTTGGGGATTCTGTGAGAACACTTCCCCTAAGTACACCATCATGCTGTCTGACCGAATGCCTGAGGATCAGGTGCTACCTACCCTGGTGCACGAGATGATCCACATGCTTCAGTTCGAGCAAGACAAAGAGCCCACGCATGGGCGGGAGTTCAAACAATGGTGCCAACATTGCAGCAAGGTGCTCGGTATCTCGGTGTCCTGATTGCAGGGGCACTGCTGGGCTACGCACTTCATGCATACCAAGACCGTGCACGGGAGACCGTCGCGGTACGAGTAGAGGCCGCACAGCAGATCAAAAAGCGGGATGATACCCAGGCATGGCGCACCCGGCAAAAGGCCCGTGCGCAGGCCGCTGGGGCCCTTGCTGAGGCTGCTGTGCAAGCCGCCGCCGCCAGTCACCCGGACTGGGCCAATACCCCTGTTCCTCAAGAGGTCATTGATGCGCTTTCTCTCCCTGATCCTGGCCCTGCTGTTGACGGGTTGCGGGACAACGATCAAGTGGGAACCGCCGAAGGAGTGGCTGCAGGATTGCCCGCATCCAGCCCGGCAGGTTCGCCTGAATAAAGACCTCGCCCTTCTGGTTGAGGACTACAAAGAAGCACTGGATCAGTGCAACATCGACAAACAATCTCTACGAAAGTACAGCCAATGAAGGTACTGTTCTCGAATCAGATCCTGAAGGTAACCACCGGCGCCTTGTACGGTGCGAGCATCAATGACGATGGCAGCTACGGCCCCCTTACCGGGGAGTTCCTGGCGTCTGACAACTTCGCCTGGGTGCCGTACACCCCGGCAGACAGCATCAGTGGCGAGGCGTATGGCCTGATCCCTGGCACTGGCCAGAACATGCGCGAACCTCTGATGGCAGCACTGCGTGCCGCTCGCGCAGTAGGTAAGCCTGTGCAGTTGCTCCCCGGTGAGTATCGCTACTGGGGCGGCGTCATGCAAAGTAACAGC